TCCCCAGGCTGATCGCCGTCTGTAGCTCTTCCAGATCTGCCTGTGCTTCGTCGCGCTCATCCATCGTCGCTTCGAGCAGCTCACGTGCCGCCGCCGCCAGATTGATCGCAACACCCTGCTGCATACTGATTGCCTCAATATGGCTCCAGGTTGCGGTCAGCAGCGTCATCGCCTTAACATCTTCGGAGGCTTCCGCACGCTGCCACATCTCCTCAAAACGTTGACCGATGCTTGCCATCGTAGCGGCAGGATCTCCCACCGTCGCTACGATCTCCTTCACAATCTGATCCTGATGTTTCGTGATGCCTGATTCCTCATTCATCTCAGAACCTCGCAAATCCCGGCGCAGCCGCCGACCAATCCATCGGATTCTTCCCGTATTTCGCACGAATTGCCTCGAATTTCAGATCGTCCTTGACCGCCTGCGCCGCACGAATACCAGCTGCCGCCACCGCTTCCTCAAACGTGATCTCCCCGCTGCGGAACGCCTCCAGCCGTTCATTCACGCGCTTCTCTGTCTCTGCCTCGTGGATCGCCCCCAGCTGCTCAGCATCCACATCCACGCGCTTGATTGCTTCCTCATACGGCGTCTCCTTGCTCACACCGTCCGCAAACTGCACTAGCGGCTTGCCATCAACATCCAACACGCGCATATTCGCCGGCAGCGCCACATTGTCCGCTATCACTTCCGCAATCGGCTCAAATTCAATCACCGTCTCCGCGTCGTTATTCCCCTCTCCATTAGGGTCTAGGGGTGCAGTTTCTGTTCCCAGTTCTACCCCGGCGCTTTTCTCTGGCTCTGGTGCCGGTGACGGGGTAATCAGCTTCTTCAGCGTCGTCACCCGTGTGTAGTCGATCTCCCCGTCATCAACATGGCATTGCCCGAAGTTGATCGCGACGATCTCCCATCCACTGTTGAGGTAATCGGCAATCTGCTCCGAGCAGTCCCCGGTGCGTGACGTGGGATCGTCTACCAGCGTCTCCACTACCCAGTACGGCGCTATTCGCCCCGGCTGCACATCCTCGCGCATGATCTCTGTCGTATGATTCCGCTGTTCAATCGCCGCATTCCGCGCAATCGCCGCATCTCGCTCTTTTGGCAGCTCATCAAATACATTTGCCAGCCGCACCGCCACATCAAACGAATATCGCAATTCACGCTCTGCGAATGACCGGCTCACCTGCACCTGATACCCGTCATCAAACCAATCAAACGGCTTATCAATATCAGCACCTGGAATCGGCAGCGATACCGATACAATCATCGCGGACCGCTGCTCGCGTGATGCCCGGATCCGATAGCCATCAATCTCCCATTCCGGCGTATCCCGTTCTGGCAATTCCAGCCCCGCCAGCCCGAAGTACTTGCGCACCTCAGATTCCATTTCTTTTTGCAGCGCCTTCTCAGCCGCCTCACGTTCTTCCTTCGCAATCCGCTCTAAATCCCTGTGCCTTGTCTGCGCTTCGCGGATCTTCTCTTGCCATGCTGGATACATATTCTTTTCTCCTATATTCGATAATCCGTTGTAAAATGGGGGAGCACCTTCCCCCGCGGGTTTGTGCATTGGGGACAGGGTGTGTCATACTCTGTCCCCACCTCCGTTGTGATAAAGAAGATTCTGCTAGTCGCCTGCCGTCCGCATCAGCGATGTTTTTGCCGCTTCCAGCGTGTCAAAAACGTCCATCGACGGCATCAGCAATTCCGACAAAATCCAATCAGCCCCGTCAAATTGCAGATCATAAAGCGTATTCCCTGCACGCATCAGAAAACGCTCATCATCCACTCGCACCAGATTGCCCTCATCAGCCCATGCTCGCTGGCTCTGGTCATTCATCGCCGTGCGCAATGCCCCGTCCGGCTCGATCTCTTCCGTCAGCAGGTAGCGCGTCGGCGTCTCAAGTTGCGTCCATGTGATCTCACATTGCAGATCGAAAAGCGCCTCATTCAACGCGCCCAGGATCCGCTCAATCTTGTCGCGCAATGCTGGCTTTTCATCAGCCACCATTCGCAGCACATCCATCCGATTCAGCAGATCCGATAGCTTAAGCTCCAGATCCTCCAACTGCCCGCGACTGAAAAAATTGCGATTGAACATCTCTACCCTCCTAATAACCGAATCCTTCATCCCACTCATCGTCCTGATCAACGCCGCTAAGCGCTGCATCCAATTCCTGCTCGCACTCGTAGCACAGCCCAGATCGGCTCATGTCAAACGATTCCATCCCGGCGCAGAATGCCCCGCAACCCTGGCAGAATCCCGCGTCATACGCATGCGCCCCGCATCGCCATTCACCAACCTCCACATCTAGCGCATGGTGATAGTACGGCTCTCCACGTTGATCGCACCCCTCATGACCGCACTGGCGCACCTCTGCCGCGTGTGCTTCTCGCTGCGCCTCCAACGCTGCCTCATCGACCTTTCGCATCTGCACCAATCGCTCCTCGCCGGTATCAGCGAAGCTGAAATGCAGCCATGCTCCCTGCTGGCAAATGACCAGCTTCTCGTTACCGTACGAGCTGTAGGCTTCCAGCGCTGCCATCAGATCACGCGGATCCGCTGTGAATGGTTCCATGCTGGCGCTGTGCACCATATATAGCCGTTCAAATTGCCGCTCACACACCGGGCAGCTATACGCCATCCAACACCTCCCTCAATTTGTGCGTTAATTCACCATTTCGTTTCATTTCAATTGCTCTTTCATGCTATCCTTACGATAAATAGAATGGAGTAGCCGCCATGCAACTGATCGAAGCCATCGAGCTTTTTATTGATCGTCCCGAAATCCGACCAGCAACCCGCCGCACCTATTTGCACGATCTGCGTGCCATGGCAGCATTCATCGGTCACGCTCGCCCTGTCTCGGAAATCATCGCCATCGACCTGATGCGCTACGGGAATCACCTGAACAAGAAGGCAACCGTCAAATCAGCCTTCACCTACAACAAGCACATCAAGTCCATGCGTGCGTTCTTCAATTGGTGCGTTCGCGCCGACCTGCTCGAAAAATCCCCTGCTGCCATCCTCAAACGCAAGAAGGCGAATGAGTCCGTTCCAAAATCGAAAGCCATGCCGGATCTCAAATTGATCCGCCTGCTGGAGTATGTTGCCGCCACGCCCCGCGGCTGGGATCCCCGCGAAGAAGCTCTCATTCGCTTCCTTGCAGATACCGGCTGCCGTATTTCAGGCGCCTCTGCACTCACCGAAGATCTGCTCGATCTGCGAGAGCGCAAAGCCATGATCTATGAAAAGGGAAAGACCGAGCCGCACACTGTGCGCTTTGGGCGCGAATGTGCCTACGCCCTCACTACCTGGCTGCTCCAGCGCAAGGCTTCCAACGGACGCTATGTCTTCAGCGTTAACGGCTCGCGCATGACCAATCGATCCCTGGGGCAGTATTTTCGGCGCTTGTGCGAACGTGCTGGCATCGGATCGTGGGGACCTCATTCACTCAGGCATCGCATGGGGCACAAGGCAATCGAAAAACATCCCGTATCCATCGTTGCTAAAATCCTCAACGATACGCCCGAAATCGTTATCAAACATTATCTGCCACAGCACGATGAAGCTGTTCAAAAGGCAATGTTAGACATGACGACAGACTACTTAATCGGGCACGATATTGAGGAACTTACAAGTATTTCAAAGAGGACCGCTAAGTAACTCATCTTGCGAAGATACGACAAGAGGTCGTGGGTTCAAATCCCGCTGCCCCGACAATATTTCTGCCGTGCCATACCTGCAAAGTGATACAGTAGGTGTCCTCTACTATATTGCTATTCAGTTGGTAACGTGCACCGAGGAATCAAATGATCCTCTTTGGGTGCCGATCTACCTGTCACTTAGACCGCGAGGGGTAGATCGGATTTTTTTTCAGGGGTTTCTTCGTCATCCTCGACGAGAACCAGCAGATCATTCACTCCACAATCAAGATACTGACAAAACGCTGCAATATGATCTGCATCATACCGGGTTATTGCATTCTTAGACCATGCGTGAACGCTGCTCAAACTGGTTCCGGTTTCCTCAGCCATTGTCTGCTGAGTAATCTTCCGCTTCTCTTTGCGTTCCTTGCGTGCAAGGAGCTCTTTGAGTCTGTTTTCGATTCGCACCCTAACCATAAGACCTCCTTTCTGCCTTCAAGATAACGTGCATTTTACGACTTGTCAAGCAATTACTGTCTCAATCAATAATCAATGTGTTGCATTTTGCTTTTTTTCGGGATACACTGTACTCATGCAACTGGAACAGAAAAGCCCCGCTGCGTCAACAACGGGGCTTTCCCGATACCCTGCGACGGTTTGCAGAATACCTATTAGCACAAGCGAGTATACAGAAAGGTCACACAATGAGCAACAGCAACTCTTTGATGATTCCGGATAACAATCCCTGGCTCAACTATTTCGATCGCGCTTCCGCGCTCGAATCCGTTTTCGCGCACATCGCCGCGCTGCCCAGTTCCCGCACCACCACCGAGCAGCACACCCTCCGCGTATATAAGAGCGGACTCGCCTATTTCATTGACTGGATCGGCGAAGCCCTCCCTACCCCGTCAGCCGTACAGAAGTACATCGCACACCTCACGCTGCAAAAAAATCTCAAATCCAGCACCGTGGGCAGCAAGTACCTGGCACCGCTGCGCCTCTATCTCAAAGCCCTCGCCGCGCAGCACATCCCGTCCCGGCTCGATGGCACCCCCCTTAATACCGAAGATCGTCATTTCATCGTCGATGCACGCGAACAGCTTCGCGCCGCCGTTGATGTTCCCACACCACGCGATGAGACATCCAGCAACCTGCCTCCCCTCTGGCAGCACGGCAATCGCCTCACCCTGCGCCAGATCAACCAGCTCTATCAGAGCTGCGATCCCAACACCATCGCCGGCAGCCGCGATCTGGCAATCCTCTATATCGGATTCACATCAGCACTCCGCATCGCCGAAATCCAGCGCATGACCCTTTCCAGCATTCGCCCCGGCAGATCTGCCTACGAAGTACACGTCCGCGGCAAACGCTCCAATGTCGATCCCGTTCCGCTCGATAACACCGCCTATCAGCTCATCATGGAATACGTCGCCATCTACAATGCCGATCTGCTTCCCGATGATCCGCGCTACATTCACCGCGATACCCCGCTCTGGCAGCCCCTCCAGCACAATGACACCCCGTTCCCGATTGGCTACCAGGGCATGGATCCAAAACGCGGCATGTCTTCGCAATCCCTCCGCATGATGCTGCGCAAACGTTGTCAGCAGGTGCAGGAATACGACAGCGCCATGCCCGTGATCGCGCCGCACGATATGCGCCGCAGCGCCGCCGCACTGGGGCATGAAGCAGGCATGGACTATCCCGAATTGCAGCGCCTCCTGCGCCATCGCAACATGGCAACCACCTTCGGCTATATCGGCAAAGCGCCCGATCTCTCCAAGTCGATCATCTCACAGATGCCTGGCGTCAACTTCGTCATCCCGCAGCGCCGCGTAGGCTAAACAAAACCCCTCTCTATTGTGGAGGGGTAGGGGTGAGGTTCGTAGGGGCATGGCACGTCCATGCCCTTATCTTATTGAATAATTTTCATCAAAAAGTTGACTCATTCCCCATAACACGCCACCCCATCTTTATCCCGATCCAGATGCGGCCACGTTTGTGCAATCTGCGCTGCTCCGTATCCCATCGCAACCGCAGTAGCACAATATCGAGGCCTGGGCACACTTGGAGCAGCCCCACTCCCCGTCGATCCACTTCCGCTCACCGGTGGAGCAGCCTGCTGCTGTGCTGGACGTGTCCTGCTCATCAACGAACTGTGAATATACACAGTCCGACCACCACCATCAGCAATCCACCACCGGTTATCTCCAGATACCGTATCACCGGCAATCGATCCAATCACAGTCAGATCATCCCCATAGGCTAGCGTCACCACCACATCACAGGTCAATTGCGGGCACGCTCGCGCTCGTGCACCTTCCGTGACCGCATAGAATGTATCATCCGCGATTCGCGTCATAGCAAGCACCGGAGCCGGTGTATTGGTATCCCACAGCGTATTGCTCGTCGGTGGAGTGTTGCTACTGGTGGCTGTAGCTGTATTCGTGGGCAATGGGGTATTCGTCACAGACGGGGTATACGTAATGGTTGGGGTAGGGGTTTTCGTCCACAATGTGGCAGTAGCAGTCTGCTGCGCTTCCCCGGTCACGGTAGCAATCGCAATCTGGAACTCCCGTATCGATTCTGTCGCCGTCAGATCTGCCGCCATAGCGACCAGCGTCAGCGCCTGCACCGTCTGAGTAGGTGCACGTTGCGCCTGCTGCATCTGCCCGATCTGCCCAAGGACAAAGAACCCGCCGCATAGCACCACCCATCCCGCCAGCGAAAGCGTCCGCAATTGGTACGCTAAATTGCCAATACATCCTCTTTTCCCATTCCGTCCAGCAACATCCGTCTGGATTGCCTGCCGTTTCGCTTTTTGTTTCGCCATGCTCACTATTCCCTTCACGTAAATAATCCCTGATACGTAATATACAACCAAAAAGGGTGCTTTCGCACCCCCTTGGTTGGGTTGGGATTATTTCTAGCTCAGCAGCCCCGCCAACAGCACTTCCGCCTCGCGGTCTACCGATTTGTAGACAATAGCCGCGAGCGCCGTAACGGTCATGCCGTTGGCTTGGGGGGAATAGGGGGATGAGGCTGCTGTTCGTCCCCGACAATCGTACTAACAGCTTTCGTCAGCAACGGACTGACCACGCCCCACACCATATCATCAATTGGCGTTTTGCTGCTATATACCATACTATTGACCCGTTGATCGATCGTATCATTGATCTCTTGTAAAAAGCCTGCCGGGATCATATCCCGCACAGCTTCCAGATTCGCACCAAGCCTGTTCAGCAACATGACCACCATCCCCATCAGGATGATACATGCCACGCCAAGCACCACCACAGCGATGCTCAACATCGCCACCGGCGATTCCCCCACATCCACCGGCAGCGCATCTTGTGCCAGCACCGGCATCGCCAGCAGCAGCAGCACCACGAAAACACTAACGATTTGTATCAGCTTCATCATTCTTCGCTCCTAATTCCGTCTGCAACCGTGCGATTTCAACATCCTTTGCAACAATTTGCGCTTCCAGCTCGCGGATGCGTTTTTCGTAGCTGTCGCGCATAGTTTCCATGCTCTTGCGGATCGTTTCCGTCTCTTGGCTGATCCGCTCCATTCGCGCCTGCAACGTTTCAACAGTCGCCTGCGCTTCTGCCTTCTGCTGCTCCAGACGTATCTTCTCGGCGATCGTCGCCTCCAGCTTGATCTGTATGTCCTTCATCTCGGATTGCAGGCTCTCGATCTGCTCTGTCAGATCCGCTATCCGCTGATCGCTATCCGATCTCATCGTCTCTAAAGCAGCCTTATTCTCGGTATCCTGCTTGATAATCTTCTCGCGCAGCTCGTTGCTGCTGGATCGCTCCGCATCAAGCTGCACCTGCAATGCCCGCAGCCGCTCATCGGCTCTCCCCCGTGCTTCCGCTTGTGCAGAAATGAAATCCATCTGCCACTTCATCACATCCTGCACCTGTGCTTGCGCCTGCACCGCCACGCTCAGCGCCTTGTTTCCCGTGCCATATCGCGCAATCAATACCTGCACCACAGCGATCAGCATCGCAGGAACTGCCAGCAGCAGCGCATAATACTGTACATTCATTCCTTCTGGCATATATCCTCCCATCGCACCTAGCGCAGGAATCCGGGCATCCCGATAATCCTGTTTATCACAATTGCCATCAGCATACCCGCACGCGCTCTGTACATCGGCAATTACCGCAGCAGCAACTTCTCCAGCGCAATCACACGCTCCGCCAGTTCCTGCACAATTTCGCGCAATTGCGGCATCGTCGCCGCGGCGTTCGCGTTGATCGGTCGTCCCTGATCCTGTTTCGCCACAAAATAAAGCTGGCGCTCTTCCGATGCCACTTCCCCGGCACGCCAATATGCTATCAGGCTGCTCTCATCGACCGCCAGCACACTGTCAATCGCCAGCCGCACCCGTGCCTCCTTCACAAGCCCTTCATGCAACACCAGCACATCAACCATCTTGTGCGACATACTCGTCGCTTGCTCGCTCAAAATCAAAAATTTAGCCATCATGGAAGCTCCACCACTACCGTCAAATCTTCAAATCCCGCATCACGCAGGCACTTAAACGTCGTCTTTGTGGCTAGATCCGCGCCCGCTCCATCGCCATATCGATTGACCACATCCGCATACGTGCTGCTCCACCAGTCCACGCTCACCCGGCTCGGATGCGTCACACCAGGCGCAATCACGCTGAATACCGCGTCTTTGCTTTCTGCGCTCCATGTCCCTGATGCCTCATATTTCATTTCCCCATTTGAATACGAAGGCGTCGATCCATCAGCCCCCCACTGCACATAATCCGTATTGCTCTGCGCTCTAGATGTGCTCAGCACGAGCCAATACGTAGTGCTGCCCGTCAGTTCAAAGTCCGTCGCAAAATTGAACACAACAGCCGCATAGCTTGTTGTCAGGCTGCTTTCCGCAACCGTTACAGTCGCGTTTGCATTCACGAGTGTACCCGATGGCGATCCCACATTGTTTGTCTCAATGCGTAGCGTCAACGTGCCTGCCGGAGCACCAACTTCACGCAACCACAACGTTACACGATCAACTGTCGCCGTACTAGCAATCGTAAAGCTCTGCGCCAGCTTGTCCGTGCTTGGATTTGTTGTTTGAACGCTAATCTCAATTTCCAGATCTGTTCCTGTACTCCACGTCGTGCCGCCATCTGATGATGTCTTTTGCTGCCCGTCGGCATAGCTGGCAGTTGATCCCTTTCTCCATTGGTAATAGTTTCCGCTGGTTTGTGTTTGCGTGAATAGCACCAGCCAATAGGTAGTCCCCGAAGTCAAACTCGGACCATCCGTTACATTCACGGTGTTCTCAGCCGATGCCGATACTGCAACCGGTCCGCCAGATTTCAGCGTAGTACCAGGATTGCCTGCATTATCCGAACGGATCTGCCAGCTGATACCACCTGTCGGCGTGCCGACATTTGCATTCAATGTGAATTTGAATTGCGTAAGCGTGCCCGTGGCGCTCACAATGAATGATTGTGCATTTCGATAAGAAGTCCCGCTCAAATTGCCGATAGCAGCATTTTGACCGCTCACATTCACATCTAATATGCTAGTAGTGGTCGATGGTCCCCGCAGCACAACATTGGAATCCTGGTTACTGCTGGCATATCCTGCCAGCTCTGTGCCAGCATCAGATTCCGTGATATACGCCCACACATTTCTCAGGAATCCTCGATTATCGGCATGGTGCGCCACCGTCACCGTCTCATTGTCGCTCGCCACAATCCGCTTCTGATACTGAATTGGTCTCGGTGCCACCAGCACCAGATCAGTATCCAGCGCATACCCCATCGGCATAATTGCAATCTGATTGCCATCCAATGCCGGAACCGGGCGCGTCTGCGTGATCGATCCGGCAGTCGTCCCAACGTAGACCTCTGCCATCGTCGTCAACCCGCTGAACCCGTCCATAATGCCCCTTATCACAAGCGTCGCCTGCGTGTTGATCAGCACCGCCCCGTCAACAAAGCCGCGAATTACACCAGCACGCGCCGGGCTTGTGTCACTATCCAGCAGATAGATTTTGCCATCACTCGGATTGATATACGCCGGTGCGCGATCGCTCAGCCCCTCTCCAGCGAGCGCAGATAAGGTACTATTGCCACTTACGCTCCCTATGTTGTAGATCGCCGCATCCAGATCGCTAAATCTGGTATTCAGCGCCAGCAGCGATGCAGCATCCGCGCTGCTCAACGGGCTATGATAATAAGTCGTCATCTCACAACCTCACCTTGCTAATATCCACATCTACCCAGATCACCACACTCAGATCGCCCCGCCCCGCTCCGCAATTGATGAGCATCGTATGCCAGCCGCGGAAGCCTCCGCTTTTGCCAAGCACCGCATCCGTAATATCAATCTCCCATTCCGTCGCCGTGCTCCCACTCGCGAATACTCCCTCAGCCACCGCCACCCCGTTCACATTGATCGCAAGATCTTCCGGCAGTTGATTGTCCCGCGTCACGCTACCAAATGTAATCGTATGCGTGTGCGCATCGGACGCGCTGAACGTATATAAATCTCCGATCGGTCCCGTTACCGGGATTTCCGGAAGATAAATCCCGTAAGCATAGCCACCCCCGCTTGCATTTTGTGCCAGATAATAGGCTCTCCAGCTCGTTGTGTTGGCAGGATCGGAATAGCTCAGCGTATCCGCCCGCGTCGCTACCAGATGCCGATGGCTGCCCCCGGAACTCGCAACTCCGTTCACCGCTGTCCACGAATCGCGGATGATATACGCCTTCGCGCTGTTCAGCCGCAGCACATTGTCAAAAATCGGAAAACGGAATTCCACCGCTGTACTGGTATCAATCGGCTGCTGAAACGGTCCCCACGGGAACGAAGTCGGATATGGCTGCACATCCACCTTCTGCACCTGGATCGCATCCATCATTCCCACCACCACACCCGCAGCATCCTGCCGGTAGCGATCAATGTTTGACACTTCCAGATTCAATGCCACCCCATTCAGCCCTACGCGCTCATCAGCTTTCATCACCCAGTAATCCGCATCGATCTCGCGGTACTTGTACGGCAACCCGTTCTTGTTCGTCATGCCCACATAGCGGATCCGCAGCTTGTCACCCGGACGAATCGTCTGCCGCACATTCCGCACCGTCAGGCTCAAAACCTCTTGCGGGAACGCATACCGATCCAGCTTGGCTTTAATCGCATCGGCAGCCGCGTCCGCTGCCCATTGCATGGCAGAATCTGTTGTGTCCACCGGCACAATCCGCTTCGCATCCACCCGCCGCTCAATCTGCCCGTAAAACGCAATCGACCCGGCATCCGCGATGAAATAGTGCGTCCTGCCATATAGCTCAATCGAATCGACGAAATTGCGCGTAGATAGCCCCAGATCAATCGCGGCATCCCCATCTCCCCCGGCAAATCCTAGCGCCCAATTAAAGATGTTCCCGCTTTCCGTGACTACGCTGATCCGCTCCATTAGCATCAGATCATCGCTCATCGTGTGGATCTCGCCGCCATCACCCTCGACATATTCCACCCAGGCATCTGCCGTCGTACCAAATACCCCCACCTCAATCTCATTGGCAGATACGCCCGCCCGCAGATGCACGCCCTTCGTCTCGGCAATTACTTGCAGCGCCCGCAGCACACTATCCCCATTGAACGGCACGCTGATATATTCGCTGCTCAATGACCCGTCAAACATCGCCGTCCAACCCGCCAGCGCCGCCAGATTCGTGATTACGCTCTCTACCGTCTGATTGACATACGTCAGCCCCGGCAGCGTGATCTTATTCGCCAGCGATACCATCACACTCCGCCCGCCAATGCTAATCGACGACGATTGGCTGTCCACCTTTGACTCATTCTCGATCACAAACGCGCCGATCCGCCGCGCAGCAAATCCCGTCTCATGCACCCAGATCTCACACACCCGCCGCGGTTCCAGCAGCGTCAGCACACGCGGATCAATCCCGATCAGCTCTGCGTTCCCGTCCCCCGTCTCATCAAGCGCCCGGCTGAATGCTGCCGATTTCACAAAGATCGGTCCATCTCCCAGACGAACGGTATAGGTCGGGTCGTACACCTCAATCCATGCCAGCATGAAACACCCCTTATTTTCATCTCACTCGTAGGGGCATGGCGTGCCATGCCCTGCGTGTCATTTCCGTGACGGAGGATCAATAATATGTATCCCAGCAATCGACCGTCAGCAGCGCATCCCCGCCTGTGAAAGTGCCGCTAATTTCCAGCGTGATCGTGCCCGGTGGGATCTGTAGCCACGCACCACTAGCCGCCTGTAATTTGCTATACGCCGGTTCTGCGATCAGATTCTTGATCGTGCTGTGATCCCGCGCATCGATCTCCACCACATCATTCGCGCCGAGCGTATCCGCATAGCGCAGCTGATCCACAATCTGCCCCGCCTCATTGCGCCGAATAATCGTCGGATTCACCACCGATACACCCGTCGGGATATCCCATCGCACGAAAGCCCCCGCCGTTGCGTTTCCGGCATTTGTGATCGTCACCGTATCGCCATCGCCCACCGCCGTCTGATCCACCTTCGGCACACTCAGCGCCAGCCCATCATCCAGCACCCACGCATCCTCGAAAAAAAGCATGTCAGGCTTCCCATACCACCTCGACTTTGGGCAGTTCCAGCTAATCTGCACATTCTGCCAGATATAGCTCAGATCATCGTCGCGCTGCGGCATCTGGATATTGGTCACAGTCGCCCACGTCCACACCTGCACCCCGTCACCGTACGTCTTGAACAGCCGCGCCTCGCCCCAATCCAGCATCTCCATAATTGCTCGCCGCTTGCCAGCCATATCCGCGTGCGTGCCATCCGCCTCTAGCAGAAAATTCGCCTGCACCGTGCCAATCGCCGACCGCGCCCGATCCCGCCCATCCAGATTGAAGCCACCATCCAGCCCGATCAAGCGCGTAGCATTCGTCAGCGCGTCCCCGAACCCGCTCGGCAGCGATACGCGCAGCAGCCCCGTCAGATCATAGCTATTCGCGCCATTCCCGAATTTTGTCAGCCTGTCGTCCATCACACACCCTCTGCATAGCCGCTGTTCCGCAGCTTGTTGATAAACGCATCCCCGAACGCATTCCCCAGCGCAGCCGCTTCCTGGCTATTCGCCGCCGTGATGCTCTCAATGCTGATCTGGTACGTGCTGCCGCCCATTGCACCCCCGGCATTCGGGTAGAATGTCCCCGCGCTATCCGGCACAAATAATTCAGGCTGCGCCCCGGCACCAATCAGATACGGCACCCCCGGATTACCCCGTCCGCCACTATCCCGCGTCTCCACCATGCCCGGTGCATTCAAATCCGCCTGCCCGCTCAATCCCAGGAAATCACGCACCCCGTTAATGGCGTCGTTCACAATATCCAAAAATCCGCCAAACACACCGATAATGCCATTTATCGCATCCGTCACCGGTCCCTCGATGAAATTCTTGATAGCCGGCAGCGCATCCACCATGAACCAGTTGTACAGCGCTTCCAGATGCGGAGACACCAACCGCCAGATGTCACTGAATAGCCCGATCAAGCTGTTGATGACCGGGAATACGCTCGTCTCCAGAAAACTGATCACGCCTGGCAAGAATGTCACCACAAACCACTCATAAAGACTCGTCAGATAAGGCTGCACATCCGTCCAGATGCGCCCGATCCAATCAATCAGCGTCTGAATCCCCGGCAGCACCGTATCCGTGATGAAGCTCATCACCGCAGGCAGCGCCGTCACCGTGAACCAATCCCATAGCGCCTGAAGCTGTGGCTGTGTCAGATGCCACAATTCATTCAGCCAATTCACAAACCGCAGCAGGATCGGATACACGCTGTCTTCCAGGATGCTCACAATTGCCGGCAGCGCATCCACCATAAACCAATTCGCCAGCATCTCCAGCGCCGGTCGCACTTCTGCCCAGATACTTCCCAATAGCCCGATGAACCCGTCGATTGCGCTGGAAGCAGCCCCCACGATGAAATCAACCACCGGTTGCAGCGTCGCCCGCATCCCGCCAAAGTCCGTCGCCCACGCCACCGCCAGCGCAGCAATTGCTGCCATCACCAACCCGATCGGAGACATCAGCAGCGCCAGCGCACCCCCCAGCGCACCTACCACGCCTCCCAATGCCGTGATCGCTGTTCCCGCCACCACCAGCACCGGACCCAGTAGCGTCAGCCCTGCCAGCACTGCCACAATTCCGGCGGATAACTCCGGATTCGCAATCATCCATTCCGTCAGCGAGTTCACCACATCCGCGATCAAGTTCACTAGCGGCGTCAAATACTGATCCATCAGCGGTTGCAATGCGGTCACCTGTAGCAGCTCCAGCGATCCCTGCAAAAACGATAGCCCGCCGCTGAATGTCTCCAGCTTGCTCGCCGCGATATCCTGCACCGATGCCTGCCCCTGCATCGATTCCGCCATCGCGCCAAATCCATCACTCGCCAGCAGAGCCGATAACCCAAGCTGCCCGTATGAGCCGGCAAGCGTCGTAATCGTCTCGTTACGCTCCGATTCCGACATGCCCGCCATCGAGCGATTCAGATCCCGGATTACATCATTCAGCGGGCGCATATTCCCGCGTGCGTCATACATGCTGATGCCCAGATCATCCCACAATTCGCGCACATCATCCGTTGGGCGCGTCATATTATTCAGCATCGAACGCAGCTGCGTTCCCGCCTCCGCTCCCTTGATCCCGTTTTCGCTGAAGACCGCCAGCACCGCCGCCGTATCATCGACATTCAGCCCCATGTTTCGCGCCATCGGTCCCACGTTGGCAAATCCCTGCACCAGATCTTCCATCGTCGCCGACGACGATCCACTCGCAGCAGCCAGCGCCTGCATCACAGCACCGGATTGATCCGCCTCCAACCCGAACGCCGCCATGATGTCCGTCAGCGCGTCTGCCGTCGTGCCCAGTTCCATCCCCGATGCCGATGCACCCTGAATCACGCTGTCAATCTGGAGCATTGCCTCTTCCACACTGCTGCCGGATGTCAAAAGTTGCAGGAACGCATCCGCCACCTCTGTCGGTCCGTATTGCGAAGACAGCGATAGATCGCGTGTTTTTTCTTCCACCATCGCAATCTGCTCGGCAGATAGCCCCGCCCTAACCTCGATCTCCTTCAGCGCGTCCTCATACTGACTTGCCGTCCGGATGCCCGTCGCAAAGAAGCCCGCCAGCGGAGCCGTCGCCACCGTAATCGCGCTCCCCGCATTGCTCATCGCGCTGCCCACCGCGCTGATGCTATTCCCGATTCGTGATAGTGCCGCATCAAACGACTGCGTTGCGCCATCTAGCGCCCGGTCGATATTGTCGTTGATCTCAATGGATCCGTATGCAGAGCCTAGATTGACCCCGCCGCGTGGAGTCGTCATACCCACCTCAAATAAAAATGCTATCGACCTAATTCTGATCGATAGCATCCCTCACTCAGGCAATTCGCGCCGCATTCCGGCAGCGCCTCCCATCAGCGCCAGCAACCCCGTCAGCGATTGTGAGCGCTTCCGCTCGCTGAAATCATCTGACAAAATCTGCTCCAGCTTATAGCGCGGCTTCCCGCGATTCTGACCTTTCGTCTCGCGGGCTTCCAGCCACCGCTCCACCCACTTCCCAAAGATCAGCACTGCCTCATCGAAGATGTAGCACAAATATTCGCAGTCCTCCGGAATCCCGAATAGCCTGCTAGGACGCTGCGACCACGCTTTCGCCTGGCTGTACAGATTCCACATCGGCTTGCGCCTGACGACGAAATGTAGCAACAGCATCAATGACTGCTGCATCCCCCGTCGCATAGCTGGCAGCAAACGCCAGATCAGATTCCGGCACATCCGCAATGCACACTTCATCATCTGCCTGCGGTTCGCCATCCACCAGCCGCGGATACACGAATACCGCCTTCGCGATGAAGAACACACTGTCCACCGCGCTGCGTGCCATCTCCAACGAGTCAGGGGCAGCAGCATTCGCCGGCTTCCGCCCACTCAGCCGCTCAGTGACCTTCGTCGCCAGAAAATTCGGCACATTCTCGCCATCGCGGATCATCGTCAGCAGATTGGCACGCCGCAGCTTCGCCACACGTCCCGATGGCATTTTCACCAGCTCTGCCTTATTCCGCCATTCACTCGCAGGCGTGAGGATCAAATTGCTCATGATTAGCTGATCCCGAAGAACGTGTTGAAATTGCTGATCGTCTTCGCCTGCTGATTCTGATCGATCCACAGGATGCGCTTGGGATTCGTGCTGCTCAGATTGGCAATGCCCCTCGCGCTCGATTCCGGCAGCATGAACTGATTCTGCTCGCTGGCGAGGCTCGGCGGAGCATCCAGCTTCACACGCGGAATCCCGATCACCACATCCCCGGCATCATCGCTGGCAAAATTGCCAACCACGCCGAAATATGGCAGCCCAGCGCCACCACCATCCAAACCTAGGCGCTGGATCTTGTCGCCGCTCGCGCCGGTCTCGGTCACGTTTACGCCCACCATCACCCACCACGCATTCGCCTGAATCAGACCGATCCCGATCGTGACATTGACATGCGTGAAGACGCTCAGCAGGCGTGATACCTGCCCGTACGATTTCTTTTCATCGGTGTCTGCCTGTGGCTCAAATTCCAGCATCTGACCCTCAGCCAGAGATACCGGTGTGCCGTAGGTTGTTCCGTCCCAGCGTGCCACACGCAGATCGGTCAGCGTGTAAATGCTCTGGGGAACTCCACTTACAAATGTTGGCATGCTCATGTTGTTTTCCTCGTCAAATCAACTAGATATCGGCTGCGTCCCATGCTCGCCATCAGCACATCATCCCGCCTGCCTTCCGGCAGCTCTCCCAGATCGCCCGCCCAGACCAGATACGCCATCCGTTCATGATCGGTGTTCGTGACCCACCGTTTGTTGAGCAGCTCCCAGATCCGCCGCTTGCCGTAATCAATATTATCTCTACCGTGACTCGGATCATCGTACAGATAAATCTCAACGAACTGCCGCGCCGCATAGCTGATACCCCTGACAGGATTGCGCTCCCTCCACCGCAAAACACCGGTTGGCTGGATGGTGACGCCATTACTCTCTTTTGCTATAGTAGCCACAGTCAGCCCGCCATTAGGCAAGCTATCCGCATCAAACACCCCGCCTGTGATAATGCCGCTCAATGCCACATCATCATTCAAAATCGCCAGCACACTAGCCTTCAGCGTAGCCATCAGCGGAATAGCTCCTTCAAATCAGCTTGGATGATGGGGTAAAACTTCTCCAGCGTCGGCAGGATGATCGCATAGCGCCCATCGTTGTTGAGTTCGAGATAGACTCCGTAGTCCATCTCGTGCGATAGATAAATCGTTGTGCGCCCTGGTTCGCTCTCCACCTCGCTGAATAGTGTCTGCCGGGCATTTGCTGTCCGATCCTCCCAGGGGGCTTCTACCTTTGCATCTGCTTCGATCTCTGCGCGAAATTGCTCCGCCAGACCGACGATCGCCGCCTTGCAATCATCTCCATATTGCTGCATCCTGCGCTTCACATCCGCATCGCCCCGCCATTTCATGTCACTATCTCCGCGAATCCCTGCACCTCGCCCGGCACTATCGCAATCTGCACAATCTCATGCAGCACCCCGTCATACATGAAGCGATCGCCACTCCGCAGATCGCTATCATCAATCGTCGGATGATCCCGCACCCCGTACACCACACGCCGCATAGCTCCTGCCCGCCCCGCATCGCTGGCGATCTGCCGCGCTGTGCTGTCCGATTCAATCCGCACAATCTGGGCATCTAGCGCCGTACCATCCCGCACCACAACCACACTCACGGGATTGCGCTGGATTCGATTCCACGCACCCACCGCACGCGCCCGCACCATCTCATCAATTGCCGTGCTATCGATCATCCACAGATCAAAATCAGGCATCCGGGTATTCCTTCCGCCGTGCCGGTATTTTGCGCGTATCACCAAATCGCGCCTTTGCGCTCTGTGCCTCTGCCAGATCATCCAGCACATCATCCAGATCAGCCTGGTACAGCATCAGCATCTCTTGCAGATGCTTGAATACCTGCGATTGCTTCTCGCTGGATTCATTCGCTGTGTAATCGTAGCGCTTGGCACTATTGGCAAGCAGCTGCTGCACCGCCAGCACCCGTGCCCCCTCATACGCCACACTAGCGCCCCATCTGGTAATTGCACGCGCTTCCAGACGATCAATCTCCTCATCCCCGAACGCCGCATTCCCATCGCCAATATCAGCGCGAAAATCATCGTAATTGAGTGCCATCACAGCCCCCTGTAAATTTCAAACACACGATCAGCAAATCTATTCCAGCAATAATGATGTGCCGTCCACCATTGCAGCGCACGCGCCCTAGCACCATCACTGTAGCACGCTTCCCGCGCTACCACGCGCATCAGATGCACAAGCTGATCAAGATCCGGCTCAGCCCATTCACCCAATGCCTCAAAACGCTCATGCCCCATCCACGCCGGCACCATCTTCGCCGGAATGCCATAGCCCCACAGATCAATATCATCTGCCGTGCCACCCCATCTGGTCGCGATCACATGCCCACCAGTAGCAGCAAATTCCCGCGGAGGAAGCCCGAATCCCTCCCCCCGTGTCGGAAACACCATGCAATCACATTGCGCGTATAGCTCCGCCATCTCGCGCTCATCCAGATCTGCCCGCAAAATCTCAACATTCGCATCAGCACTGCTGACATTCAGCATCGCACCCTCGCGGCACTTCAGAATCAGCTTGTGATTGGCACTGTTCCCAAATGCACTCCGGAACGCATGCCACGCCAGATCCCATCCCTTACGCATGCCCCTGTCAGCGATCGCCAGAAATACAAAGGGCTTCTTCTCCGGGCGGATCTTGCGCGTGATTGCCCCATACGCTTCGCTCACGCCGAGGGGCACCACATGCACCGGTACCGTCACCCCGGCATCACGAAACACCTGCACCAAAAACTGTGCCGGAACCACTACCCCGTCACAGCGATTCAACGCAGCAGACCAGCCTTCAGGCAGCTTCGTGCTCTCAAACATCGTGATCGCCAGCCGCTTGCCCATATTCGCCAGCGCCCCAAACTCCCTGTGCAACGTCGGATACCCTAGCAGCAGCCCCCCGGTGACCGGTCGTACTTCGCCGCCGCCATCCTGCATACCAATTCGGTTGACGTGCACGAAGCACTGCTCTGCACGCCGCGCCAGCCTCCCGGCAAGAATCCCATAACTATCGTGCTCATCCCATTGTGGCGTATAGATCGATAGCGTTTGCATAGCCCCTCATACAAAAAAGCCCCTCTGCGGGGCTTCTCTCATTTCGTGTGTTGACCCTAGCTGGTCGGGAAGTTGATCTTCTGCACCGCAGTGGTATCGCAGTACACACCGCGATCGAGATCCCAGACCGTCTGCGCCATAATGCGGCGCGATACATCCGGATTGCCCATCGTGGCTTCGAGACCCTGATTCTGGTAGCTGCGGAAATCGTTCGAGCGATCCGACAGACCAACCAGATAACCCACATTATCAGCAACGCCGCTGTAGGTCGTGGTCTTTGCGCCGCGTGTGCCGCTCCAGCCGTCGTACTCGATCACGCTGCTGATCTGCGACTGTACCGGGCTGCGTGCCGGGTTCCCGTCCTGAATGGTGAGCTGGAGCGCCTTTTGCAGCTTCAGGCTGTTCAGAGTGCCGGTGATGATGACGAACGGACCGCGAATGTCGCGCTTTTTCGCAGCCTGCACCGCATCCTCAACCGTGCTCAGGTATTTCTCCAGCAGATTCGATCCCACAGCGCTGGCACTCGTTTCAGTGGGCTTGGCACCCGCTGTGCTGTAGCTAGCAGTCAAAATCGGGCTGAAGTGGATATGGTTCTGGAGCGCGTTGTGGGCAATACCCGCCTGACGTTCAACCAGCGCGACATCCCACAGCTGATTGTACTTGACGAGATCCTTGCTGTATTCCAGACCCATCGCGTAATCAATCAGGCGCACCGTGAAATTGCTCGATTCGACCGACACAAAACGGACTTCGCCGCCTTCGCTGATCGCCTCAAAAACCACGCCGCCGGGACCGATGCGATTCACGCTGATGACCTTCGGCAAGCTGCTGTCCTGCGTTTCCGCATACAGCGCACGCCACAGTTCCGGTTCCTCGTCACGCCCGGCGTACACTTCGTAACGCTGGCGCTCGAACCACTCTGCCGCGAAATTGCCGGTGCCCACGAATTCGCCCAGCACGCCAGCGCGACGATCATCGCTCGCCGCAGGGCGCACATGATTGCGCAGGTCGAAATTTTCCGGGAACCCCATCACAGGAATATTCCCATCTTCCAGTTCACGCAGCAGCTTCCCGCGATTCGAGATCTGGCTCTGTTCCAGCATCTGAATACGGCGGGTGATCGCTGCAATTTTTGCGGTTTCTTTGCTGATGAATTTCATGTCTCAATCCTCCGTGATTGTGCCGGCTTAGAAATTCGCCAGCTTAACGTCGCACCAGTTGCTGGCATCTTTTGTCGTCAGAACAACAAACAGACGCTTCTTGCCGGCACCGCTGCTGGTCGAATACGCTGCATCCGGGATGTCATGCGCCGTCACACTTGCCAGCGTGACATACACCTCATCCCCCACTGCCAGTGACAGAGCTGCCGGAGCCTGCCAGCGGAACACAGCACCGTCGCTGCGCACCGCAACAGAGTCGCCGCTGTCGCCGGATTCAAACGGTATGCCGACAATGCCGCTCACAGCAATCGGCTTTTCCCCGCTGATTTTGTGGCTCAGCGTCACATCAACGCTTTTGCCATCGGTCTCTTTGTAAAATGTCGTTGCCATCGCTCAATCCTCGCTCATCAATCCATCAGACCTAGTACGGAGGAACCGTACCAAGTAGCTTCTGCTGATTCGGCTGCTGACCGCCCGCATTCAGATTCGGACCCATCATCTCAGCCACGCTCGCCTTGTTGAAAGCCTTGACGCTCTCATCATTCAACACGGCACTGATAGCAGCATCAACATCCGCGATGGACGCTACCCCGTCAATCATCCGCGCACCATCCTGCTCGCGGATGCCTACTAGCTTTCCGACCAGCACGCGCACCGGCTCGATCTGCACCTGCTCGCTGATACGCGCCTCGGCGTATGTCACCAGCAATTGCGAAATCATCGTACGCGCAGCCGCCAGATCGCTGCTGAGTGTCTGCACCTGCTCCGAGAGCGTGCCGACCTGTGCTTCCATCTCCGAAAGACGCTCCCCGGATTCAGCAGCAGCCTGCTCAAGAATCTGCTGACGCACCTCTGCCGGCACGTCATTCAACGTGATTGTCATGTCTGTTTCTCCTGCCATTGCCATCTCGGTCGTTACAATTGGCTCGGCGGCAGTGTCCGGTATCCCAACACGATTCGGATCAGCCAGGTCGATCGTTTCCAAGTCGAATGCGATCACCCGATCCCCTTCCAATCGCCCCATCCCGTAGACGCTGGTCCCGACCTGCGCCCCCGCGATTTTTGCGATCCGGAAGTGCTCGCGAGCTTCTGCCGTCACCGGAATCCCTTTTGCCCAGGCAACCCCTTCATCATCCAGCATCGCCGCCAGCCACCTGATCGCTGGTGGATCATACCGCGTCGCCCGCTCGTCATCCCGCAGATGACCCCAACGCCCCTCCGGACGCTTCCCGTTGACCGCGTCAACAATGGATTGCACAGCCTCGCGTGTATACGTGCGCCCGTTTCGGGACCGCGCCCCGACCCGTGCCACTGGAAGAGTCACGAATAGCGCATCTTCGCCCAACTGTGCACGCACATCGTCCGATAGTTCTACCTTCGGATACGCGCCCCGCAGCTCGCAAATCTGCACCAAAAAATCGCCTGTCGATTGCTTTCCCATTTCCCACCGCCTGCCAAAGAGTAGCCATCCTCAAAATACATCATCCCGCTTCTCACATCGGCAATGGGCAATTGATACGCTCGCCTGTTCTGGTATAAACTGTGTCAAATAGGGATTCACTAGGAGTAGCCACCGTGAAAGAATATCAAATGATGATGAATCAAATTGCGAATTTGCGTGCAGAGGCAGATTGCACGCCATTCAATATTGAGTCGTTTAACCACGAACTGTATGCTCTAATGCTAGATATTTCAAACATCCAGTCCCGCATTCCAAATATGGACAGTTTTGAGCAAGGGTTAGAGCATATCAGATTGACTCATCAGGTAATTGTAGACCTATTTTCAGTGGTAGATCTTGTATACGAAAAAAACAAGCTCATGCACGCGGATTTGCTAAAACACTACACCTCACTGCAATTATGGCGGAATCAACTACATGCCCACATGCAACGCTGGAATGACATAAGGATCCTAGTACAAAAACTGATTCCCGTTGCATGGCATGAACTAGAGCAAATCACAAACATGGCAACTTTTACAACAGACCCTAAAACTTGGAATTTAGTTATCATGGATTAAACAAAAAAGACCCCCTGAGAGGGGTCTTTTCAATTCCATCGACGCTTTGCATAATTCAGCTTATCACAACCCGTACCCCCACTTTTGCAGGAACTTTCCGCGGTTCAGATCCGCCAGCGTTGCTGCTGACGGGGTTGTCGGATGCTCATGCCGCAGCCCCACATTCCCCACTGAGCGAATACTCATGCCCTTCATCCGTGCCTGAAAACACAGATCAACATCCTCATAATAATTCGGGTTGAACTGTTCATCGAACATACACCCGGCAGCAAACACATCCCCCCGGATCGCGCACCATCCCCCCGACACATAATCAATATCATCAGTGGCAGCCACCGTCAGACCATCACGCTGTACCCGCCGCCCTTCCACGCCGCAAATGCTGTACATCGTCCATAGCGGATCAATCAGTTTCGGCAGCCACCCGGCATCGAGAACCTCAATATCATCATCCAGATACACAATCGCTAGCCGCTCATCTGGATGCCCGTAGTCGTTGATGATGCGCTGCGTCAGTGCCTTGCGTCCACCGGCACACCCCAGATTCTCCGCGCTATGCAAAATGTGCAGCACGGGCACATGATAATATGGCTTCGCATGATGGATCAGCCCGCCCTGCGTCAGCACATGCACCCCGGCAACCCGCCCCCATACGCTCTCCCAGAACAGATCAGATAGCAACCGGTCGAGCATCGCCTGCTTGCCCATCGTAAGAATCGCAATGTGAATCTCCATCAGAACAATCTCGGCTGAGCAGGCAGCACCTGCTTCACAATCGCCCACAATGCCTCTCCGAGCAGCCTCTGATTGATGCCCTCGATTTGCACCGGTGTCATCACCGGACGCAAATTCACCTCACGGCTCCGCTCCAGCATATTTCGCAATCGCTGCGTGACCACACTATGATTGTCGCGCACCACCGGCAGCACATAGCACATATCATGCGGATGATATGGCGGAATATTCCCATTATCCACATCATACGCATCGCGCAGTCGCTCGCCGCCAAATCCAAGCGTCGCGTGCTGCGGGCAGATCATGCACATCCTGTCCCCGTTCGCAGATCTGGCAATATCAATCCCGCCTACGTACGGATTCAGATACGCGCTGATATACGCCGCCTGATTGCCCGCTCTGGCAATCTCTGTCCGTGCCAGCCGCATCGCATCATAGCTCCCGTTCGTACCATAGGGGCGATTCGTCTGCACCAGCTCGCGCCCCGGAATCAAAAATTGTTCCACCCGTCGCGCAATCTCCACAGCCCCATATCCGCCCTCGATCATATCCCCTAGCAGCAGATCAATCTTCCGCCGCGTCTCTTCATCCGTCCGCCAAATTCGATCGCTCAGCCGGTACCCGTTCGGATCAACCCAGGTATGCGCTGGCTCATACTCCGCCCACCGATTGTGCCGGAAGATCCGCAAATCGCGCACCATTGCCAGCTCTTCTTCCGTCAGCGAAGGGAATCGCGCCGCCAGATCCTCATCCTGCTCTGCCATCATTTCAGCGGACGGGGTACGCAGCAGCCACGCCAGCACATCATCCGGCAGCGTCCGCCTCAGATACGCCCCATGCGCCGCGACGATCTCAAATGTCATCCGCCCGATCTCTTCCATCAACGCTCGCGCATACGGCGAGATCGGCACCCCATTACTGCGCAGCGCCTCCCGTCCCCCGAACACACGCCCCACAATCTCCCGCGCCTGCCTGCGGATAGATTGCGCGTACTCAATTGGCACCGTGCCATCGTCGCCGGCAAGCCGCACCACCACCGCCCCAATCTGCCCGGCAGCAGCTCCCATCAGCCCCTTAAAACGATTCCGGAATCGCACCTGCGCCCCCGGCATGGCACGCCGATACCCAATTTCACTCACGCCCCGCAGCCTTTCTTCCGCGCCTGATCAACTCAGCATCATCCGCTGCCAGCACATCCGCCACCGTCGCGCCCTCGCGCATCCACAGCAGCACACCCTCTGTCAGCGCAGCCAGATTCAGACCCATCTGCCGTTGATACGCCGCCTCAATCCGCTGGCGAATCTGCACTACTTCTGCATTAGTCGCCATCAGCGCAGCATGCCCTTCGCGATCATATCGGATCATCAGATCGCAGAAGATGAAAGACATCATGTTGCTGAATGAGCGCCGGTTATACAGATTTGGCTGATAATTAGTAATCGCTGGCACGTTCCGCCTCCGTCCAATATGCCATCTCGCGCTGCTGTGCCTGGTCGAAATTGTCACCCTGCTGCACCGGATTCTCTGCGGCGTTCTGCTTGATCCGCGCCAGCATCGCCTGCGGATTCGCCACTTCCACCGGCATCAGCCGCACCGCTTCCGCTTCATCCAGCAGCCCCGCACTATACGCCCACTTCAGCGTATCCAGCGTCAGACGATTGTCATCGTCCGTCAGCTTCGCCCACTGGATCTTGAATTTGACATCCGCAGCGCCTCGCCGCATCCGCGCAACACGCAAATAAGCAATCGCAAGCTGCACCATTTCACGCAGCCAATCCTCGCTCAGCGTCTGGATCATCTCGATGAAGCGCACGAATGGCGGCATCTGCGTCTCAGCACTTGCCTTGCTGCTGGCAATCGCAGTCCCCATCAAAAATTCAGGCATCTCCGTATGTTCCATGAACAGATAGTAGAGGATCTCTAAGTAAGCGACCGTATCCCCGGATGAACTGGCAGGCGACTTAAAATCACCCTTTGCATTCGCCAGGGTAACCACACCCTCCAGATCCACATCCAGATACGATTCTTCTTCCGTCGTGCCATCGCTCAGCGTCTGCCGATTCGTGCGCCCATACAGATCCCAGAACTTATTCATGCTCTGCACGTCGCCAAATTCGATCGCAAACACCGGGCGCCCCTGCTTATAATTCCCATCCAGCCCGGCATCCAGAATCTGACCGTAGTCGTGCATCAACGGCAGCAGAGGCTCCGCATACGGATGCCCGAACAGATCATTCGCCCCCCGCTGCACAGCGATATGAATCACCGGCACCCGCCCCAGCGGATTCGGATACTCTTCCCGTGCAATCTCGCTGCCATCCCGCGACAAGATCCGCACGCGCCGCTCTGCCGTATACTCATCCACAATCCGCATCGTGCTGAAGCTCTCCGGATGCTGGTGCACCGCCACCACGCGCCACCCGATCCGCTTGGAATAATCCGCCGCATCAACAATCGGAAATACCACATCAGGCGGCATCAGCGTCAACGTACCATCCCCATTCAGCACAAGGAAGCAATCGCCCAGCTTGCCAGCTTCCAGCACCGCATGCAGAATCCGTGTATGCGCCCCGGCAAGAAATTCATTGATCTCTCGCTCCAGATCATCATCTTCATCAATCGAGATCTGCGGCATCCGTCCGATCACCCACGCCGTCACCTTAGACACCATCGGCTTGACCAGCAGCCCGGATTTTTCCAGCCCCTCCGCTTGACCACGCCACAGCTTGTCATAAAACGCATAATCGACTCGCGTCCAATCGAACGTCGGTCGCAGCGACCAGATTTGATTACTCCACAGCGAAAGCACCCGCCGTGTATTCCCGATCAGCTCCCCCATTACTTGCTTCGTACGCTGCACAATGCCCATCTATCGCCGCCTTCCGCCCTTGTTGCGCCGCCAATTGATATTGCTCTGCCGGATCTCAACACCGCTCGAAACCATCCCAGGATCATCCAGAGACATTACCATATAGCGCAGCGCATCAACCCCGTGATCATCCACTTTAACAGGCTCTTCCTTGCGTGTGGCATCATTCCACACATAGCCAGGCATTTCTTCCGCCGTGCTCGTCGGCTTGCCAGCATCCTTCAGCCTGCCATCCTGCGCAATCCGTGCCCCGCGCACAATGTAGATCCTCGGCTTGCCGTCCGCCTGCACCCGGATCCGTGATTGCACCGCCTGAATACCATTGCCAACGCCTTTGCGTGCTGCAATCGTCGCAATCCCGTATTTCTCTAATGTTGCACGATCCTCAGCATCATGGTCGGCAATCGTCGCCTCAATCGGTTCCAGCTGCCGCGCCATCCGCCACAATTCCAACCAGAATCGCCCATACGGATCCGCATGATCCGCATACTGCCGCTTCAATTCCGTAAGATCCTCGCCGGATAACCCCGCCTCCAGCCGCACAATCTCCAGCGCCGCATCACTCACCAGCAGCTCTGTCTGATAAATCTCACGGTATAGATAAAGTCGGTTATCGTAGTCCTCACCCCACCACTGCACCACAAACGGATTGCGATACCCGAAGTCGATCGAGCGCCACCGCCGCACAAATTGCGGCAGCTTGTCCTCGTCGATCAGATGCACGCTCTCATCCCACTCGTCATAAATCGCACCCTCCGCAATCGCCCATTGATTATCCAGATAGCGTTTGCGCCGCACACCGCTCATCCGGTGCAGCTTCCCGAAGATGTACGCCTCGCCTTTTGCCGTCCACTTTTCGCCATCCCACCACGCCGGATTATCTTTGTGGTACGTATTCAGCATCTTTGTCATATTGGCATCTGCCCGCTGCTTCAGCCAGTGATCCGGTCTGTCTGGATTTGTGTCCGCCACCAGCAGCGGATGCGGATACGGACCGGCACGCAGACGCATAATCAGCATCTCCCAATCCATCAGCGTGAGCTGTGTCGCCTCCGCCACATAGATCACATCATACTCCGCCGAGAGCACCGACCCCGGACGATCCAATCCCCCCACCACGATCTCGCTGCCGTTCGGATACCGGTACGACATGCGATTCGGGCGCTGAATGTTGCTCACAATTGGATTATCCGTGCCCATCACATCGCGCTCGAACGTCACCAAGGTACTCTGTGCCAGATCTGCCCTGACCTTACGCACGATGAGCACACGCGCCCCACTGTACGCCCAGCACACCTCATTCACCCAATGCAAAATCCGCAGCGTCTTGCCCGTACCGGCAGCCCCGCATAACAGCACTTCCTGATGCTCCCGGATTGCCTCATCAAACGCCGCACCCATGTTCCCGCGAAACTCGTAATCCCACCGGCACCGCTCCCGCGCCTGCCGGATCGCCGTATGCCGTTTCGCTTGCTCCAGCTTCGCTTTCAGCAGCCACTCATGGGACTGGAACGCCCGCCTCGCGGAATAATTGGCTGGCAAGGTCATCGCCAAGCTCCTCAGCTATCGCCACATAATCAATCTCATTCTTCCGGATCGCTTGCACCGCTTCACCACGCCAATCCAGCACTTCCATCTTGTCCGTAAAAAGCTTGTGGAATCGCCCAAGCTGCACCAGCGCACTCTGGGCATCATGCAGCTCCACCTCCTGCTCAATGATCGTACCCTGCTCGCTGACCACCTTCTTATATTTCCATTTGCGGATCAGGTGCATTTTCCCGCGTTCCCGCATCCGCGAAACATCCGGCGTGCCGTACTTATCCAGCACATCATCAAACGTCCCCCGCGCATGCTCACTCAGCAGATAAAGCACCTCCGCGGCACTCATCGCGCTCTCGCGTAATCGCGTTTCGATCGCATCCCGTATCGCAGGTTTTCTGAGGTTTTCGGTGGCGATTGAGGCAGCCACCACCCGATCTTTGCATTTATACCCCGCAGCAATTGCCGCATCCGTGCCATTCCGCCCACAGATGAAATACTGATTGACAAATTCCGCCTGCTTATTTGTCAGCTTTGGCATAGCCGCCCTTCTTTCAGTGCCACGTCCAGCACCGCCCGCACCTGCACATCCACCAGCCGATAGCCCCCATTCCGCGCATGCGGACGCTCAATCAGCCCGGCGCGTTCCAGCGCATGCAGGTGATAGCGCACCGTCCGCGCAGGCATATCCAGCCACCCGGCAAGGATCTCGCTGTGCAGCAGCATTGAACGCCCCGCCAGATCTGACATCAGATGCAGCAAATGCAGACGCGCCGCAGATAAATCCGCACACATCTGCCGCGCACCAGCCAAAGCAACCGCCTCGCGTGCCCCATGTGTCGCATCATAGCCGCCCTTCTTGCCGTTCACGCGCCGCGCCATGCCCAGCCGCTCCAGCTTCCCCAGGCGATATTGCATGCGCCGCACACCATACCCCGTCACATCTGCCAGCGCTGCGCCAGTCTGCCGCCCTCGCTCCAACAGCAAGCGCAATATTTGCATATCCAATCGGTCGAGCTTTCGCGCTGTGATTTGCACAGTCCGCTCTCGATCCGCCAGCGATTGCACAAACGGACTCGCACTATATCCGGCATTCCGTCCCGCCGGACGATAAATCCGCCCGGCATCTTCCAGCCGCCGCAGATAATGCCGGATTGTCCTGTCCGGCACCTTCAACGCATTTTTCAAATCACGCGAACGCACCAGCCCGGCATGCTCGCGAATCAATCCATATACCCGCCTGTCGAATGGAGATAGCTCGCTCATTCCCACCTCGTATCGTCTGCCATCTCATCAATCCTAGCGTAATCGCGCAACCTCATTGGCAAAATCCCCCACTTTAGTGACATAAACAAAAAGAGCGCCACCCGGCGCTCTTTGCATAATGTGCGTTATCAGCACTCAGGCACCCATTCATGCCCACATGCCCGGCAAAATGTCGTGATGTTGTCATCCTCATCAACGCCATTCGTCAGGAATTCGCTGCCGCATTCCGGGCAACGCGGAGCATCTTCCTCTGCATCCACCACATCTACCATTTCTTCACCTCACAAATATTCGTGATCCCCAGTGCCGGGACCCGCTTCACCAGCGGAGCAGGAATGCCCTCCTGCCCCGGCGCACGCTTCCAATATCGGTTCACCTTGCCCACCAGCCGCACCCGATCGCCGGCTTTCAGCGCCAGCTTCCGGAATCGATTCGTATACGGAATATACACATGATCACGGAATACCACGCCATCTTCACGGCACACATCATTCAGCAGCATCTGGGCGCCATTTTCACTGGCGAATATCGCTAGAAATGCGCAGCGCTTCCCGATTTCTCGCTCCCAGTTCATGAGTCTGCCACCTGAATCGCAATGACTTCGACATAATTATCCCAGGTGGATTTCTCGATGATCATCCATCCTTGCTGCTCGATGAATCCTTTGATAGCCTCTAGCAGCTTATCCGTGCATTCGTGTCCATCTGCCAGCACAACCAAGATCCGGCGCTCAATAATGGTTTCCATCACTCTGACAGAAATCCCTAAATTGCTGATCTTTATGGTTTCCATCACTCTGACAGAAATCCCCAAATTGCTGATCTTTGCCAAGCCCTTGATAATGCCGTAAAGCTCCATCACATAGTCTCTATGTTTCATGGCGTAATCTCCGCCATCTGCCGCAAACACCGCAGCGCCGCCTGGCAATCCCCCACCGCGCTATGATCCCCGCTCGGAAGCCTCTGCCATCTGTACGATTCATGATACCGGTTCCATTCGCCGTACCATTGCGCGTACCACTTCATCAGACACGCACTATCCGGCTTCCACTTCGGCAGCGTCAGCCCGCCCCGCGCACATTCCCGATGGATCATGTCAAAATCAAAATTGAAATTGTAGATCAGCACCGTCTTATTCTGCGTGATCTCGCGCAGCCTCAGATAAGCAAGTCCGAAACCTGGCGCATCTTCTAGCATCTCCAGCGTGATCCCGTGCACTGCCTGCGCCCCCGGCGCGATCAGCCCTCTCGGCTTAATCCGCTGATTCAGCAGCACATTCCCCGCCAGATCAATCACCCCGATTTCGATGATCTCCCCGTTCAGATCCGTCGTCTCCGTGTCAAGAATTAGCACCTCACCAGCCGGACGCGCCAGCATCCCCCGTGCCCAATCGCGTGCTGCTTCCTCATCGATGCAGCGATTGCACAGCGCACTCTCTGTCATCGCCTGCGCCGCCTTCCGCGTGATATTGGCGATATAGCCGCCGCATTTCCCGCAGCGCATTTCGACCTTCTCCGCCATATATCGCGCCTTCTCCATCGCCGCGATCTTCTCCGGCGATGCCTCGTACTTCACAGCCTCCGCCTTCAAATACAGCGGATAATCCTTTTTCCGCCTGATATCGTGCTTCCATCCATGCACCGGCTGATCCTTCGCCAGCCGGAACCCCATCTGCCGCAATTGTGTTTTTGTGTGCAATCCCTCCGGGATCGCTGTCCATGATGTGTATGTAATTTTCATCCCTGCACCTCATTCAAATCGAATTTGTATCGGCATTCCTGCCGCCGTCTCAAAAGATTTCGCAATCACGCGCCGCAACCGCCCATCGCACATCTCTCGCGCATACGAATTCGCAGCCCGCACCACATACACCCCGTCATCAAGCCCGCCATACGCGCAGCGCTTCACGTAGCTCGTCCAGCTCGTCCAATCAAGCTGATGCTCCAGCTGCGTCATCGCCCGCTGAAAAACATCCTGCCCCACTGGTTCGCAAGGGCATGGCGTGCCATGCCCCTCATTCCCCTCTCCACGCAATGGGGGGATCACGTCCCCCTCTTGCGTAGGGGCATGGCGTACAATGCCCGTCTGTGCCATCCCCATCGAGGCTTCTGCCTTCTTCAGCGCACCCCGCAAATACGCCAGATACGTCTTCCGCAGCTTGCCCGCATCACGCGCCGCTTGCGCCGCCTGCACCGTCTCGCGCACCTTCTCATCTCCCAGAGCGGCATACCGATTCGCTTCCGCAGCACTTAGCCCTTCGCTTTGCAGCACTTCAACAGCATTCACAGAAAACGACTTATCAAAACCGTCTGTTATCTGTTCTGTTGAAAGTTCTGTTGCAGATGTTGTTGTTATTTCTGTTAATGGAATCTGCGCTAGCGATACTCTCGGCTTTTCTAGCGATACTCCCACCTGCGGAAATGGTATCGGTGCCTTCGCTGGCGATACTCGCCGTACCATTTCACACAACGTCACGCGCACCATCTCATACGCAATCTGCATCTGATCTGCAATCGCCATCACAAAGCGATCCGCCTCAATCCGGAAGTGAAGCACATTTTCGCCCTGTGCCCGCTCGACCCACACTACCAGCCCAGCAGCTTCCAATCGTGCACGCCGCCGCTTGTTGTAAATCGCGCTGCGCGTCAACCCCGTCCTCTGTTGCCATTCGCTCGCACGCCGCCACACCGCACGATCACCCCGGATCGAGCGCGGCAGCCAGTATAAAATGTGACGCAGCATCGTCGCTGCAATCACATCGCCCGCGCATAAATTCACGAATAACGCATCCACACTACGGATCGCACCCGCATCTCGATACGGCATCATCAGCGCCTGCAACTTCGGCATCCAATCCGCCGGTGCCTCATACACATACTCGCTAAATCGCGGAGCACCCCCCGCGAACTCTCGTCTCACAAACATTCCCCACCTCAAAACAATGATTTTTGTGTCGGTTTTTGCATCAAATCCGGATGATCATCATCAACAGCATATTGCAGCAATTGCTTCGCATTCATCGTGTTGAATTCTTGCCCCTGATACCAATCCAACCACCGTTCCTCTGGTCCTTGATACGGCAGACCCAACATCAAAAAGAGCATCGTCTCATCCCGGATTGCAACCTTTTTCCCGTAATGCTCTTTACCGCTCATATAGCTCGTGATCCGCCCGTATAGTTCGTGGAATCGCAGCGCAGACTTGCGCCATTTCAACTGACTCATCACATAGTTATTTGCATCGCTATGACCGGTTCGCAGCCACAGCATATATCCCCAATTGATCGGAGTGGCGAGTGACAATTGCACGCGCATGTCCAGATACACCATGCCCCGGTACAGATCGCCCCATCGCGGCAGATTCCCATACAGCGCCTTGCTCACGATATTGCGCCGCACCCAACCATCCGTAAGGCTATGCATCTCTTCAAAACTCTTCGGGATCGCGACAATCTCAATACCATCGACCACCAAAGCGCCTCGCCGCAGGCTTCCCGCGATCTCGATCTGAGTGCAATGATCCACCAGCAAATCAATCATATTCCGCGCAATTGCTAGAGCTTTCTTTCGATTGCTATAATCAACGCTGCTCATCACGTACCGCCTGGTCGATTTCTGCCCATCTTTTCAGGCATCCTTCAATCTCGTGAAGCATCGCCTCAAATAGATTCGCTACGCTCTCATATTTCTCTTGCAGCCCCGCCTCAACAGCCTCGCGTGACTGACCCTGCGCTACACGTTGAATCTGATCAATGGACATCTGTCCAATGACAGACATCCACATCACAGCACGCTCATGATCCATCAGCAGCCCCATTTGCCGGATCTGCTGCAACATCGTCTGCATACGTTTGTCCTCAATCAATTTCCCATCTGCCACCGAAGAAGGAGTAGCAGATGCCGATGGGAATGCTGGCTGCCCTTGCACCAGCGTCAATCGCTCCGGCGCAAACGACCATTTCTTTCCGAATCCATCTACCACATGCACCCGATTCTCCAGATATCCGCACACTTCCCCGATCCAGCGCTTGCTGATCCCATCGAACGTTTCCACCTTTGCCTTCATAGGAAAACGCTCCTTCAAATCATCGTTGCTTACCTTCGCCGGAAATGGATTGATCTGCGGACGAACATACACAGGTTCATCATTCTCATTCCCCAAAGGGTCTAGGGGTGAGCTTGCTTTCCCATAATTCGCCCGCGCCGCGCTCGGAATCGCCCCTTCTTTGTTCCCCTCTCCACGCAGTGGGGAGGGGCTAGGGGAGGGGATGCTTTCATCAAGATGCGTTCCAATTGGAACGGTTCTTGCGTCATTTTCTGGTGCAGATGCGTAACGGTCGTTACGCATCTTTGATGCGAAATGTCCACTCACAGCCTCACGCAACGCACTTTCAACATCCCCATCTGCGTTCAAAATCTGCCGAATTTCATGCACATCCAACTTGCGAATATCCCGCATAAAATTCTCAGACCAATCGTATTGATCTCCCAGATCCCACAACCGGTTATCGATCTCGTGATCACCGGTCATCCGGAGCAGCGCACGGTACTGGCGCATCTGAGTAGTACTTATTGTCAAAGTCCGCTCAAATTCTGGTGCCATCCCATAGGGAATGGGATGCAGATTGCCATCCGCCACCTGCGCAAACCACCCGCGATTACATCCCCCCGGCACCACTAGCGCCCCCCACGGGTCATAAGGCGGATCTTGCACGTCCTTCCGTGCTAGAATCAGCAGCTTCGCGAACTGCCGCGCCTTGCTGATCGCGTTCAGCTCTGCCTGGTGGAAATTCTCCGCCGCCTGAATCTTCGCCAGCTCCCATTCAGAGACCTTCGCCACCTGCGCCGGAATCTTCAGCCACTTCGCATCATCAAGCACCAGCATCAGCAGATGAAATGCCGTCCATCGCCGCTCACCGTAGATGATCCGGTAATCGTGCGCGTTCGTCTGAATCACGCCAATCGGTTGCTTCAGCCCCACATCGCGGATCTGTGCCGCCAGATTGACCACCCGCAAGAACTTCTGAAGATCCGCATCCTGCACCTCGTACAGATCGCGTGTAGTCTTCTTTTCCTTGCCCCGTAGCATCGCTTCCACCGGCAGCGTGTACTTCTGCTCCAGCGAACGGATCCAGCGCGGCAGCAGATCCCCCAGTGCATCCGGATTCCCGTCCCAATCGCCCCGGATCTCTCGCGGGATGATATTGCGTGGCTGCGTCACATCCGCCCAGATCTGCATAATCGGCAGCTTGCCACTCTCGACCTTTCCGGCATCCAGCGCCGCGAAGATGCTGTCATCGTACGTCCCGAACGGCTGTTCACCCTGCTCGCTGCGATACTCCGCCGCAGCTTCGTCAAATCGTTTCTTAGTCATGAATCACCCCTAACACTCGATCAACCAGCCCCCACAGATACCCGTTCGTCTCCAAATCGGGTGCCGCGTACATCACCGATTCCTGCAACAACTGCGCTTCACTGACAGCGATCCGCTTCGGCACCGGCTCCCAGATCTGATCCCCGTACGCATCGATCAGCGTCTTCAAAACGTGCTGGTGCAGCTTCGTCCGCGGATCGTACTTATTCGGCACAATCCCCATCAGCCGCGCCTTATCGCGCCCATTCCGCAGCGATTGCTCCCGTACACCCTCGATATGCTCCAGCGCCGATTTCAGCCCACCATACGCGCTCAGCGGTTCCGGATCCGTCGGCACCAGAAACCAGTCCGTCACCAGCGCGATCGCATCATGCAGCGTGCTCGCGCTCGGTTGCGTGTCGATGATGCACACGTCGAACACCCCGTCGATCTCAGCCATCCGCAGCGCCAGGCTGCTCACAATCCCCTGTAAGCGCGTACTGGTCGGGATTCCCCACGTCTCGCTGTTCCCGGCGACAATGTATAGGCTCTCCGGGTGCCGCTCTGCCGGTGGCTTGCTGATCAGATTCTTCGTCGGCATGTAATCGTCCGAATCCTTATCATTCCGCTTCACCCAGTTGTAGAAGCTGGAGCGCATCGGGATTTTCATGTTCTTCGTCAAATCACCCTGCCCATCGGCATCGATCAGCAGCACGCGCTTCCCGCGCATTGCCATCCCTGCACCGAGGATCCCGGCGAGCGTGGTTTTCCCCACGCCCCCCTTTTCGTTGTAAATACAGATCGTTTTCATTTGGCTACTCTCCGTTGTGATAAGGCGCTTTCTGCACGCCTCAACCCTTCGCTTGTTCTGGAATCGATGACGGCTTGATCCGCAGTCCGATACGCCACCAGCCCCCGCCCCGTCATCCGCACATAGCTGATCGCCCCTTCCCGCTTGATCTCGATCCACTCGCGCTTGACGAGCGATGCCACCATTGCGCGATTAGCCCCATCCGGCACCGCCACAAATTCATTCTTGTGATCGTACAGAAGCCCCAGCAATTGCATGGCATGCCACGAAATCGGCTCTTTATTCTTCCGTGGTCGCCCGCGCCTCATGAAGCATCCTCCCCGCGCTCATACGTCACAATGTCGCGTACCTCGCGGAATGCCTCCCGCAGTTGATTGATGAAAAACGGTGGCACATCCGCAGGCAGATCCCCCTCGATCCATTTCAGCACCACATCGATCATTGCCGGATCCATATCCAGCCCGCGCCCGATCACGCCCGCCAGATAATCGCGTCCCTTCTGCATCCCGTCTGCCTTCCAGCGCGATACCTCCCGTTCCGCAATCGCCCGATTTGCCTGCGCAACACATTCACGCTCCAGCGCTACAATGATCGCTTCCTGTAAGCTCTGGATCACACCAGCGAGCATCTGTACATCACGCAATACCGCCTGTGCTTCCGGCGTATCCATTTGCAGCAGCGTTCTCTGGGCATCCTGAATGATCTGTCTCGGATTCGCGTCCCTCACCTTTTTCCCGCTCATGATGCCTTCCCTTCTTCTTTCGCCGCCCGCATCGCAGCAATCCGCGCCTCATGCGCTTTCCGGATCTCTTCGTCCTTCCGTTGCCGTTCCGCGTGCAGCTCGCGTTCAATCTCGATGATCTGCCGCCACAAATCCGCCTGCCGCGGATCCCACTCATCTTCCCCGCGCATCTTCTCGATCAGAAATCGCTTGATGCTGTAGTGGATCGGCGCCAGATTGTGATCCTGGCAAAAAAGATCCAGCGCATCATCAACCGTTTCATCCACATTCTGAAAGGCATAATCGAGAGCATCATCTTCAATCCATTCCCGCGTAGCCTCTTCTGCATCCTCGCGGATCGCTGCCGCATAATCCGCGAGCAATTCATGAGTCTCATTCCCCAGGCTGATCGCCGTCTGTAGCTCTTCCAGATCTGCCTGTGCTTCGTCGCGCTCATCCATCGTCGCTTCGAGCAGCTCACGTGCCGCCGCCGCCAGATTGATCGCAACACCCTGCTGCATACT